CGGCCCTGGATCGCAACACCGCTTGTTTCGTTTCCCTGCGCGCCCATCTGCGCGTCGTAAATCCCGGTCGTCGCTTTTAGGTCATCAGCGGCCATGGCCGAGGCCTGCGTGATCGCCTGAACTGCGGGCTCAAACTGCTGGCGCTGAGGCGGAGGCGCCTGCTGGCCGTTCAGGGAGGTCTGCTTATATTCCAGGTAGGCATGGCTTTTTCGGTTCGCGGTCTCCCACTTGTCTTCGTGTCCCTCGAACTGACCTTCCGCGCCGATAAAGGGCGCGCGCGGCGCCAGGGCTATGGTCTCGGTCTCAGCCGTCTTCCAATAGTTATACATCCGCTGCGGGTCTTTCGCGTGGCGGATGACGGATTCGAGAATCTTTTTGCCGTCGACAAAAAGCTCAGAGCCATAGACGGGGATCACCGGAATATGGATGCCGAGCCATTCGGTTTGATCGAGGATCTCAACTCCGTTAATCGTGCACCAATGGACGACCGGGATCTTGGTCTGCCTCGATTTTAAGACCTTTGCGTCGAGTCCCGCAGCTTGAGCCGCGGCTTGACGGCTGGGAAGCTCCGCTTCGCGCACGGTCTCACCTGTCGCGAGCAGATAAATCGTCTCATCGCGCATTTCGCGGAAGAAATACTCCGCGACACGCACGGAGTCGGACTTCACCCATCCCGGGACGTTGTTGCCGATCGTATCCCAGGCCATGCCCGAGGAACTCAGCTTAGAATTCGGGTATTTCTCTCGGAATTCATCGCCAGAAAGATCATCCACGATGAAAGCCCAGTTCGCATCCGAGCCGTCTGGCTCTTGAGCATAGGGATCAAAATAGACCGAAAACGGGTTGCGAATCCTCTTGATCAGAATCTCCTGATCAAAGCTTTCGGCGTCCACATAGTCAGTGACGATCCGAAAATAGCCGAACCCGACCGTGACCGCGGATTCAAACGCCGTGTCGTAAGCTGCTTCCGCGCTCGAGTTGTATTCGATATGTCGGATCAGTCCCTGGATGACATCGGCAGTCTCCTGCTTTGCGCCTTCATCGACCGGATGGACTTTGATCGCAGGCCGATTCTGGCGCTGGTCGTTGCAAACCTGCTGAACGAACTGCGGGAGGCGATTGATCGTAAGACAGGGCCGCCCATCGCGGTCTCGCTCGGCCAAGATCTGATCCGGCCACTGCTCACCCGAACGGAAGCGAAGGTCGTCTAAACCCCTCTCACGAATATGGCCCTCGGCCTCTTCGGCCAAAGCCAGCCGCGCTCGGGCTTCGGCGAGGATGTCCTCATGGGATTGGCCTTCGGGCTCATCTCCGCCTGCGCCCTCGCCCTGGCCATCGCGCTAATCCGCGCTCTCCAGGGCTACCCCGCTCGTTAAATCGCCCATTTCAGCCATTACCCTTAAGGCTCAGAGGGGCCGCTGTTTTAGGCGACTACAAACAGTGTTTTATATTTTTCTAAAACAGAGGACTCAGCTCATCCACGTGTTTCCGCCTCCGCCCATCCCCTCGCCGGGAGCCTTCCGCTTCTGCGCGGGCTTGGTTTTCGCGCGAGCAATCCCGCTCATCACAAGGTAGCGAGTCGCATCCATCAAATGGTCGTTCTGCTTCACGATACGGCCCTTCTCATCGCGCCGATAAAGCCGGAACTCCTGGAGGAAATTCACCATGGACCGAAAGACTTTGAGCCGCCCGGTGGATAGCCGCATCCACAACTGGTAGATCCCGGCCTCGACCGAGTTATCGGCCATATCAAGGTCAAGGCCCAGGTCGCGGTACATCTGAAGGAGCTGCACGCCATCGGTCTGCGCTCTCCCGCGCGAGGCCGGATCGATCACGCCCGGAATCCAGAGGTCGCGCGCCCGGATCCCTGCCGCATGCACCGCAGGCTCGGCCTGGCCACGGTAGTGCTCGGAGAAGAGATAGAGAGTGTCCGTGTCGCGGTTGAGGGCGCCAAACGCGGCCGCGGTCCGATTCCAGCCGACGTCCATGCCGTAGGCTCTGGGCCAGTGATCGGGGATCGGAAAATCATTAACCAGGAATTCTGATTCCGGGACAGGATAGATCGCCCCGCTCCCAAGCTGCGGAATACCTTTAGACCGCGCGTCGCGCTGAAAGGGCGGGATTGAGGCGAGGAGCTCGGCCTGGATCTCGGGAGTCAGGTGCGGGACGTCCGTCCAGGCGGCCATGATCACCGCCTTACTGCCTTCGGCGCGCTCATTGATTTCGCCATTCGGCAGAAAAGCCAAAACCGTATCAGTCAGTCCCATCAGCGGCGTGAAGGTGAGCATGAGCATTCCGCCATTGGTCATCGTGCGCATGAGGCACTCGGTGTAGATATCAAGCGGCGATTCCTCGTCGAGCCAGATCACGTCTTGCTCCGTGCCCTGAAAACTCTCCCGCTTCTGGTCGTAGGTCTTAAGCGAGCACTGAGAAAACCCGCCTGAGGCGTGCGTCACATAGATGGTGTCGACCGCTTCAGGGATGCCGGGCTTGGGCGTCGTCCTGATCAGGGATTCGGCCGGGATCATGCCTGAGCCGTGCTCTCCGGGCTTGCCGAGCAGCTTCGCCTGAATGATCTCGCGCACGGTTTTCCCCGTATCGCCAGCCGCCCAGGCCTGGACGGGGCGCGTGAAGCGTTTGCCGGTCCACCAGGGCGGGTAGATTCCAGTCAGGTGGCAAGTCAGCTCGTATCCGCCCGCGTCGGTCTTTCCTACGCGGTTACCGGCGAGGAAACAGCGTTCGCGGTACTTCGCGCCGGCCTCAAAGAAGGCCAGGTGCTTTGCGTAGAGCTCGCGCCGCAGAGGTCCGGTGTCAGGAAAGTAGGTCATAATCTTCCGGCCGCGCGTGCGCCGCTCCTTCTCCTCGAGGAGCGCGAGGAGTTCGAGCTTATCGGTGCGGCTCATCGGACGGACCGCGAAGCAGAAAAAAAATCAGCGCCAGGATCGTTGCGCTTGCGGCGATGAACAGCAGAGTGATGATTTCGAGGGCTCGGAGGAGGATCATGCGACCGCCTTGATTCGGGCCCGCGAGATCGACACATACTCGCGCTCGCGCTCAATGCCGATGAAGCGAAAGCCTTCGCGCTTCGCTGCGCATCCTGTTGTGCCGCTTCCGGCAAACGCGTCGAGAACTAGGCCGCCGGGCGGGGTGACCATCCGGATCAGGTAGCGCATGAGGCGGATACTCTTCACCGTCGGATGGGTGTTCCCATTCCCGCGCTCCGACTTGCTCGGCTTCGCGCAGTAGAAAAAGCGGCTCGCCCCACCGGAGTCGCCATACCCGTTCGAATGCGGCTTTCCGCCGAAATTGCCGAAGACCTTTCTATTCGGGCTGTCGCCGCCGCGCATCGCGCCGATCGGATGCGACTTACTCACCCCACTCTGCCGATCCAGCTCCGCCGCAGCTTCTGGGCTGAGGAGTAAATTTGCGGGCCAGCGGCCCAGCGGAAGCGCCTCGATCTTATTCCGAGCGCCCTTCGAGCCCTCGTCCCATCGCTGAAGCCTTCCGCATGGCTTTTTCGCGAAGTTAACGGCCTTCGTCCCGCCGGCTGAGCGGATCCTGCACCCATCGATATTCAGCGCCCCCGTGCCGAAGCGCTGAACGTTCGCGGCGACGGTCTTTTCGCTGATGGGCTTCCGGATCAGGATCCAGTGCTCGGATGCGGGCTTGAGCGCGGTGCCGAAGCCCTGCCAGCGTTTCGCGGCGTCGGTCGCGGGGGCGGTGATGTCTCCGAGGTTCGTCATCGTTCCAGCTTTGCCGCCGACGTATGACCCGCCCCGAATGTCACTGCCCGGTGAGTTGTATCGCCCGCCCTTGTGGCCGACGACCTTCCGCTTCGCCCCAGCCGCCTTATCGATCGCCTTCGAGACATCCAGGCTCTTCGGAAACCCCGACCCAAAGAGATGAGTCACCACGTCCCGCACCTCGAACCCCGCGTTCTCGAGCGCGGTAGCGGTCCAGTGCGAGGTCCTGGGAAGCGCCCAGACAAGCCCGTGCGCACCGGGCTTCATGACCCGGAGGCATTCGCGCATGACCGATTCGAGCCACGCGATCCATTGATCGCGCCCGCCCTTGTGGTGGTCCCAGTCTTTTCCCATGAACGAAATACCCGCCGGTGGATCGGTGACGAGGGAATCGACCGAATTCGCCGGCAAGGCTTTCAACCGAACCAGGCAATCGCCGTGGAGGATCTTGGAGGTCAAGCGCGCCCCTTCGCCTTCAAAACTTCGAAGGTGCATTCACCCGCGTTCGCAATGATCAGGCTCATATTGTGACGCGAGAAGACCTCGGAAAGGTTCTTAATTTGTTTACAGAACAGATCAAATTCGTCTTTATTGAGCCGGTACTCGGGCCGCAGGATCACCACGCTATCGCCTTCGAGTCCCTGCAGATCCAGTTCCTTGCCGTCGATTTTGATTTTCATGGGCGCGGCCCCAAACAAGGTAACTGCCGAGTTTCGTGAAACCTGTCGCAGATGGGGCAGAAGGACGTTTGCGCCTTCCGCGTAAATACCTCATCGAGGTCCACACCAACGAGTGTGGCGACCTGGCGCAAGACCTTGATCTTCTCCTCCATCTCGCAATCGGCCTGTCCGGTTTTCGCGTCGTATTCTTTGGCTTTGAGGAGCAGCGCCTTCATATTATTTGTTTCCTTTCGCCAGCATCGCT